TGGTGGAAGATGGCGATCACATCCGTATCGGTCAGACCTATGCTCGTCACCTTGCACAGTCGCTGATCGAAACCAAGGAAACCCTTGGTGCCAACATCCTGAACCGTGCCTTCAACAGCGCGTATGCAGGCGGCGACGGCGTATCGTTGGTCAACACGGCTCACCCAATCGCAACTGGTACGTTCTCGAACCAGCTTACGACGGCAGCCAACTTGTCGCAGACTTCTTTGGAACAAATCCTCATCCAAATCCGCAACGCCGTAGACAACAACGGCAAGCGCATTCGTTTGACACCAAAGAAGATCGTTTCCGGTCCTTCAAACGTGTTCCAAGCTGAGGTTCTCCTCAAGTCGGTATTGCGTGCAGGCACTGCAAACAACGACGTTAACCCAGTGCAATCACTTGGTTTACTTAGCGATGGCCAAGCCAACTTGTCGCGTATCACTTCAACCACCGCATGGTGGGTGCAGACTGACGCGCCAGAAGGCTTGAAGCTCGCTATGCGTCGTGGTCTTGAGAAGAGCATGGAAGGCGACTTCGAAACCGACAGCATGCGCTACAAGGCTACCGAGCGTTATGCGTTCGGTTGGACCGATCCACGTGGCGTATACGGTACGGCTGGCATCTAATTGGGTTGGGGGGCTTCGGCTCCCCTCCCTTCTCTAAAGGAGAAACTAAATGTCACAAACTACTTGGAGCGGCCCACTTGCCTCCGGCGACATTAACGCCGGTAAAGCAGGCGGCCCAAACATCGGTCTCGCGGTTCTTTCACAGACCGTGTTGATCGACGTCAACGCCACACTCGTGCAAAACGGCACAGTCTACTTGCCTTTCGGCTCGCAGATTGTGAACATCATCGTTGACGTGCTTACGCAGTACGACAGCGCGACTTCCGCAACGCTGACGGTTGGTACAGCTTCTGCTGGCACGACCTACGCAAGCGGCGTCAACGCCAAGACCGGCGTGCGCGTTCTGCCTACGTTCACTGCGGCACAGCTTGCTGCAATGGACAACATCGGAACAAACGGAACTGTCGTTGCGACAGTGACGTCCGTTGGCCAGCCTACGGTTGGACAAGTCCGCGTCACGTACCAGTACGTGCAAACAACGGCTAATGACTAAGCGTTAGTCTTATGTTATATGAGGGGGTCGCCTTCGGGTGGCCCCTGATTATTGAGGAATACACAGATGGCAGATGCAGTAGCAACACAGATTTTATTTGATGGCGAACGCAAAGCCATTATGAAGTTCACCAACATCTCCGATGGCACTGGCGAGACCAAAGTGACCAAGGTTGATGTTTCCACGCTTAATCCTAGCTCTTTCAGCAAGGCTTGCGACGGCGTTACAATCACCAAGATTTACGCCATGACGCACGGCATGGAAGTTGCCATATACTGGGACGCGACCACCGACGTGTTGGTTACCGTTGTCCCGCAGAACAACAACTACGTGTCCGACTATGAAAGTTTCGGCGGTCTGTGGAACAACGCAGGCGCGGGCAAGACAGGCGACATTCAGTTTTCGACGCTCGATCAGACCGCTGGTGATACGTACACTATCATCCTTGAGATGGTTAAGTCCTACGCAGACTGATGGTGGACAACGCGTTCGACCTTCGGCAGTTTAAGGCCAAGAACCACATAGACGACGCGCTGGGCGTGCGTCCGATGCCTAACCAGCGCGTGCCCAATCTTGGGCCCGTGCCCAACCAGCGGCCGACGAACATACCGGGCAACCCGCAGCTCACCCCGCAGGGCGTTGCGGTGTCTGGCCAACAGCAAGTCGGCCCCGGCATGGTCAGCGGCGGCGCGATGGTTAGCCCGCAAGGCTTTGGCGGCGGCGGCGCTAATTACAGCGTGCCTGCCGCAGGCGGTCAGCTTAATGTCGGCGCGTCGATGGACCCGCGCATGAAGCTGGCCCAGATGCAAGCACAATATCAACGCGGACCTTTCAGCGTAGGCGCACAATACCAGCCCGGCGCTGGTGTCTCTGGCGGCGTTAGCTACCGGAAGGCGTTCGCCAAGGGCGGCCTCGCGATGGCCGAGGGCGGCGCGTGGACGCGCAAGGAGGGGCAGAACCCCGAGGGCGGCCTCAACGCCAAGGGCCGCGCATCGCTGCGCGCTCAGGGCAAGGACATCAAGCCACCCGTTTCAGCCAAGCAGGCGAAGAAATCACCGAAGGCAGCCGCGCGTCGCAAGTCATTTTGCGCACGTATGGGCGGCATGCCGGGCCCGATGAAGGACGACAAGGGTCGCCCGACACGCAAGGCACTATCACTCCGTAAATGGGACTGCTGACATGGTCGTTACAAATTTGAAGAAAGGTAAGTAGCATGAAGCTAGATGTGCGAAATATGACGCAACAGCAGATAGCTGACGCTAACAACCAGTGGTTGGCGCAGAATAGCCAACCATTTACGGGTCAGCCGAAGCGCCCGATGCAGTCGGATATGGGAGCCGTCGGTGGGATGCCCCTTATGCCTATGCTTCCTATGGGAGTGCCGCCTATGGGCGTGCCTCCTATGGGTTTTGGTCCGAGCGTTAATAATTTTGGCGCGACCCCCGGTATTGGTAACCCAATGCAAGACGCATTCCAGCAGTTCCTATCGGCGCAAGGTCAAGGCGGTATTGGTACACCTCCAATCAGCCAGCTTATGGATCGGCAGAGACAGCCCGGTCAACGGTTGTCGCCCGAAGCGCAGGCTTACTACGATAAGGACCGGGCTGACCAAATAGAACGCAGCCAGCGGTACGAAAGGATGCTGGCAATGCAAGGTGCGGGCGGTACGCCTCCTATGACCCAGCCTCCAATGGGAGTGCCTTCTGTGGGTTTTGCAGGCGGCGGTACTGGCATGCCTTTTATAGGTCAGCCTATGGGCGGAGGGAGACAGTACGGTCAGAGTAGCTACGCTGACCCACGCCCTGACACACGCCCTGACCCATTTAAGCCGCTGATACAACTTGGACCGGGTATGCCCTCAGCGGGCGGTACTGGCATGCCTCCTATAGGTCAGCCTATGACCCAGCCCCCAGCGGGTGGTACGCCTCCTATGACCCAGCCTCCAATGGGCGGTTTGTCGTATAACGATGGGTTTTATAACCCCCCGAGTGCGCCCCGACAGCCGCTGACACAACCCCCAGCGCCTATGGCCATGAAGAAGGGCGGCTTTGCCGTAAAAGCTGTCTGGGACAGGAAACGCCCGAAAGACCTCGGCAAGCCGAAGGACTTGTCGGCCAAGAAGGAGAAATCTGCCAAGGCTCGCGCCAAGGCGGCTGGACGACCCTACCCGAATTTAATTGATAACATGGCTGTGGCCCGCAAGAAAGGTAAGTAACATGGACGGATTTAAGAACAGCACCCGCATGAAGTACATGTCGGATAGCGGCGGCGTGTACAACGAACGCGGCAAGCGCGCAACGATGGCCGAAATTGCGGCAGAAGATCGCCGCATGGTCGATGCTGCACCCAAGAAAGCTGTCGGCCCTTCGTCGTCGGCTGTATCGAAGGTACTTGCTGGTATGGCAAAGAAGGCCTTACCGGCTGGTGGAATAGGCGGCGCTGCTGCCGGTGCCGCTGGTTCCGCTCTTGGCAAAATAGGTGCTCAAGCCGCTGAAGCCGCTTTGTTGCGCCGCGCAACGGGTGCTGCTGTGACTGAAGGCGAACGACGTGCGATATTGGCGGCGGCAAAGAAGGCCGTACCGTCTTACAGCGATCGCCCAATGATCCGCCGCAACAAGGGCGGTCTGACCGCAATGCCAAAGGGCAAGTGCTAATATTACGCAAAGGAACTGCTCGCCTTGCTGGCGGGCAGTTTTTGCGCTATACCACCCACGCTAGAGGTGCTTGCTGTCATCGGCTTGCTGCTGCGATAACATTGCGAGCACATCCACATGGCGTTTTCTAACACAGTTTCACAGACGAATTTTAACACACGGCGCGTCATCGACAACGCGATCCGTCGCTGTAAACTGACGGCACAACAGATCACCGCCGAACATATCGACATAGCCAACGACCAGCTATATCTGTTCCTCTCCGACTTGGCCAACCAAGGCGCGCCGCTGTGGTGCATTGAGAAGCAGATTTACCCGCTGTACGAGGGCGTGGGCGACATCACGATGACCGACGGCACCGTTGACATCCTGAATAGCAACTTCCGCACGCTTCAAGAAGTAACCGGCACCAACACCGACACGTCAACGACGCGCACAGTTAGCTTCTCCACAGACATATTTGTGTCCACCGTCGGCATCCTCTGGTCTGCCGCCGCCGTGCCCGTCGCCCTTGAGCGCTCGGATGACAATGTGACGTGGGTCACGATCCAAACCGAGACGACAACGGCGGTCGCAGGCGAGTGGACGTGGTTCGATCTGGACAGCAGCGTGGCAACTCCGTACTTCCGCGTCCGCGCAACGACAGGGACGCTCGGTTTCAGCCAAATTTATTTGGCAAATACGCCGACCGAGATACCGTTGGCGCGCCTGAACCGCGACGACTACACAAATTTGCCGAATAAGGCGTTTCAGAACAACCGCCCGCTGCAATATTGGTTCGATCGTCAGGTCAACAACCCAATTATGCACATGTGGCCCGTTCCAAACGACGCAGCCACCGTCTGCCAGATCGTTGTGTGGCGTCAGCGCTACATTATGGACGTCGGCACCATGACGCAGGACGTTGAAGTGCCCCAGCGCTGGCTTGAGGCCATCGTTGCGGGTCTGGCGGCCAAGATGGCGCTTGAATTGGTCGAAGTTGACGTCAATTTGATCCCAATTCTTGACCAAAAGGCGGCAATGTCACTGAATATCGCGCAAATGGAAGAGCGCGACAACAGTCCGATGATGATCGCCCCTAATATTTCGCCGTACACGAGGTAATGTAGGGGTATGCCTGTATATCTCAGCACTCGCGGTAGGACCACACTGGGTATCGGCATTTGCGGCCGTTGCAGCCGTAAGTTTTCGCTTGATGATTTGTATTCAGACCCCAACTCACCGGGTTTGATGGTTTGCAAAGTGGATTTGGACCAATATGACCCATATCGCCTTCCCGCTCGCCAGCCAGACAATATTGTGCTACCATTCGCCCGCCCAGACACACCTATCGGGACCGATCCCGCTGGTGTTATAACGCAGGACGATAACTACTTCCTCATCACTGAGGACGGAGAGGATTACCTTGAGCCATGAGTGATGTACCTAGCAACCTCATTCCAACCCGCATCACGGGCCTGCCAGAGTATCTGGGCGCGAGCACACTCGGCTACCTGCCGTATGTAATTGACGGCCTTACGTACAAGGTTCAGTTCTCAAACATCGCCGCCGTTGGCGCGGTGCCATCGACGCGTGAAATCAACTCAGGCAGCGGTCTGGGTGGCGGCGGAGACTTGTCTGCCAACCGCACGCTCTACATCTTGCCAGCAGGCGTTGACGACAGCATGCTGACCACCACAGGCGTTACGGCTGGCAATTACGGATCGGCCAGCAACGTGCCTGTCCTTACGGTCAACGCACAAGGGCGCGTCACGGCTGCCACGAGCACGCCCATCGTGCTTGCAAATTACGTCCCCACCAGCCGCACAATCACGGCTGGCACGGGTCTAAGCGGTGGCGGAGACCTCTCTGCCAACCGTTCCTTTGCCGTACTATTTTCATCTACAACGCCTGAGCCTCTCGGTCCCGGAAACCCCGGTGTCTCGACTGTTGCCGCGCGTGGAGATCACGTCCACCCAGCGGTGGACCTGAGCGACACCACGGAAACGCAAGGCGTGCTCCCCTTGTCCCGTGGAGGCACCGGCAACAGTCTGTCTCCTGTTGTCGGTGCCGTCCTTTATTCCAGCAGCAGCCAGCTGTATCTGACGCCAACGGCGGGCAACGTGGGCGACATTCTGGTGTCGGGTGGCGGCGTATCTCCGCCGTTCTGGCAGGCACCTATCGGCGGCGGTACAGTCACCAGCATCAACTTGACGGCGGGCACAGGCATCAGCGTCTCGGGCGGCCCGATAACGACATCCGGCTCTATCGCGGTGGTCAACACCGCACCCGACCAAGTCGTCACCCTGACTGGCGGTGGTTTGACATCCATAACGGGCACATACCCTAACTTCACCATCACATCATCTGGCGGCACAGGCACTGTCAGCAGCGTTGCGGCATCTGGCGGCACGACGGGCCTCACGTTCACCGGCTCGCCGATCACGACGTCGGGCACCTTGACGCTTGGCGGCACGCTTGCTGTAGCCAATGGCGGCACAGGCGCAACAACGGCGGGCGCGGCGTTGACCAGCCTCGGCGCGGCGGCGTCAGGCGCGAACACCGACATAACGTCGATTACGCTCACGACAGGCACGATAAGCACGACGCCAAGCGGCGGCACGGATATTGTCAACAAGGCATACGCCGACAGCATCGCGTCGGGCATCAACTTCCACCAAGCCGTGCGCTTGGCGACGACTGCGGCTCTGCCCGCCAACACGTACAACAATGGCACTTCTGGTGTCGGCGCGACGCTTACGGCCAATGCCAACGGCGCACTGAGCGTTGACGGCGTGGCTGCCGTTATAGGCAACCGTATCCTTGTCAAGGACGAGGTGACGCAGGCCAACAACGGCGTCTACACCGTGACGCAGGTTGGCAGCGGTGCGGCTGTGTACATCCTCACCCGCGCAACGGACTTTGACAGTGCGGGCTCAGGCGTTGACCAGATCGACGCGGGCGACTTCTTCCTCGTCACTGCGGGAACGACGCTGGCCAACACGTCCTTTGTGCAGCAGACGCCGCTGCCGATTGTTGTCGGCACGACGGCGATTGTCTTCACGCAGTTCGGCGCTCCGATCACATACTCGGCGGGCACCGGCCTGTCGCTGGCTGGCACGGTCTTCAGCATCACGAATACAGGCGTCACGGCGTCAACATACGGCAGCGCATCGTCTGTGCCCGTTCTGGCGATTAACGCGCAGGGCCAGACCACCAGCGTCACCAACACATCTATCGCCATCTCAGGCTCGCAGATCACGTCTGGCACTGTAGCGATAGCCAACGGCGGTACAGGTGCCTCGGACGCGGCAACGGCGCTGACAAACCTCGGTGCCTACCCTGCGACCAACCCTAGCGGCTTTACGTCGAACGTCGGCACGGTAACCTCCGTCAGCGGCACTGGCACCGTCAACGGCATGACGCTGACAGGCTCGGTCACTACGTCAGGCTCACTCACCCTCGGCGGCACACTGTCGGGCGTTGACCTCACGTCACAGGTCACAGGCATATTGCCTGTCGCCAACGGCGGTACGGGTGCGGCCACTTTCACGTCGAACAACGTCCTCTTGGGCAACGGCACCAGCGCGTTTCAAGTTGTTGCGCCGAGCACCGCTGGTAATGTATTGGTCAGCAATGGCACGACATGGGTGTCGCAGACACCGGCAGCTTCTGGCATTTCGCAAGCCAAGGTTACTGCGATTTCAATGATCCTCGGTTTCTAGGAGTAAATAATGGCTAACCCGAATATAGCCGCGCTGACTACGCTCACCGGCAACACAACTTACCTCACGCCGTCCGGCACCAGCGCTGTTGTGCTGTTGCCTAATGCTGCGGCATCTGGGCAGGTTTTCCGTATCAACCAGATCGTCGCGGCGAACGTGAATGGCACGAACGCGGTTGATACCACGGTATCGGTGTACACCAATGGCGCTGTGGCTCAGGGCTCGGCACCTTCGGGCGGTACAGCTTTCCCGCTCGCCTCTACCATTTCTGTCCCAGCCGACGCTTCGCTGATCGTGGTAGACAAGACAACGGCTATATATCTGATGGAAGGTACGTCTATCTCAGTGACATCTGGAACTGCCAGCGGAATAACGTACAGCATCAGCTATGAAATTATTGCATAACGTGATAGGAACCCGCAATGGCAAACGTATTTACTAGGAGAGTAAGCCGCAACATCGGCACGTCGCTGACCACAGTGGGCAGCTATGTAGTCGGCGCAGGCGTGCAGACGACGATCATCGGCCTGTCGGTGTGCAACACCACCACAGCTCCCGTAACGGTCAGCGTCACTATCAACGACGGCACGAACGACGCGTATCTGGTCAAGGGGGCGGGTATCCCTGTGGGCCAGTCGCTGATCCCCATCGGCGGCGACGAGAAGGTGGTCTTGATTACTGGCGACAGTATCAAGGTTCAGTCCTCGGCGGCAACGTCACTGGACGTCGTAATGTCCATTCTTGAGATTTCGTGAGGTAACTGATGGCCTATGTAGCCCCCAACAATCTGATCGGTGAGTACACCGTCAACGTCGCCCTGAGCACAACCAGTGCCACGTCACTGCTGTCAAACGCCGCGTCGTCTGGCCGCGTGCTCAAGGTCATCTCAATCGTCGCAGCCAACGTCGATGGCACGAACGCTGCCGACATTAGCGTGTCGCGCTATAGCGCAGCCGCTCTGGGTGGCACGGCCTTCCCGATGGCGTCCACAATCTCAGTGCCTGCCGACGCCTCGCTGATTGTCTCTGACGCGACGACGCCAGTTGTACTGGCCGCCAACACGTCACTCGGCGCGACGGCTGGCACGGCGAACGCGATTACAATGACGGTGACCTACCAAGAACTTGCGGGATAAAAGCGGATGTCAAAGCGCTATCAAGGTGGGGTGCTCGGCGTAGGGTTTAACCCGCTGCAAGCCCCGAACGCGCCTACGATTGGCACGGCTACGTCTCCCACGGCGACCACAGCCTCTGTGGCCTTCACTGCACCCGCCAATGTAGGTGGATCGGCTATAACTAGTTACGCCGTGCAAAGCACCCCCGGCAACATTGGCGCGTCTGGCGCGTCCTCACCAATCACTGTTTCGGGCCTCACCACAGGCACAGCCTACACGTTCCGCGTCACTGCGCTGAATAGCTACGGGCCTTCACCCGCAAGCGCGTCGAGTAACAGCGTCACTCCTGCGGTAACTGGACAGCAAGCCTACACGACTGCCGGTACGTTTAGTTGGGTTGCGCCCGCTGGCGTTACTTCTGTTTCTGTTGTTGCTGTCGGCGGTGGTGGGGGCGGGTCAAGCTGCCCTAACTATACTGGCGGCGGCGGTGGGGGCCTTTCATACGGAAATAATATCAGTGTTACACCGGGTTGTAGCTATGCAGTAGTTGTTGGTGCCGGAGGCAATGGGAGTGCTTGCGTTGGCGCTCGTACAAACGGAGGAAACTCCAGTTTTTCGAGTACTTTGATTATTGGCGGCGGCGGCGTTCGTGGTGAAGCTGGTCGCACTGGTGGTACAAGTACAGGTTCTTCTCGTACTAATGGTTTCGCTGGGGGTACTGGCGCAGCGGGTGCTGGCTGCTCTGGCAATACAGGCGGAGGTGGCGGCGGCGCTGGTGGATATACTCAGATCGGCGGCAATGGCACAAATGGAACTTCTGGCGGCGGCGGCGGCGGCGGCGGCGTTGGGTTACTTGGCGGAACTGTTGGTGGCGGTGGCGCATCGTCTACCGGGGGTACAGGTGGCTCCGGCGGTGCTAACGGCACCAACGGGCCCTCTGGCGGCGGCGGCGGCTTATACGGTGGGGCTGGGGGCGGCGCAAGTGGAGGCTCTGGTGTTGCGGGCGCTGTTCGCATTATCTGGCCCGGTACAACGCGCTCATTCCCATCGACAAACACAGGGAACCTATAAATGCCTAATTATTCCGGCGTATGGAGCCTCTCCCAGCAGTTTCAAGGTCGCGGTCAGGGACTGTGGCCACAACTTCCCGGCGCGCCGACGATTGGCACGGCGACGGCTGGAGTAGCTTTGTGCGCTGCGGTTACGTTCACGGCCCCTGCTTGCGCTGGTGTTCCTACACCGATTACCAGCTACACCGTTACATCCACACCGGGTAGCGTGACTGCGACAGGCGCAGCTTCTCCACTAACGGTTACCGGCCTCACCCTCGGTACGGCGTACACATTTAGGGTTAAGGCCGCCAATGGCGCGGGCGCAGGAGCTTGCAGCGCCGCGTCTAATAGCATTACCGCCACACAGGCGACTTGCGCTACTTTCACAACGGCTGGCACGTTTAGCTGGGTGGCACCCTCTGGCGTCACGAGTGTTGCCGTTGTTGTTGTCGCAGGCGGCGCTGGTGGCGGTGGCGGTGGCGGGACCGGTGGGGTTGGGGGTGCTTTGAGATGGGGGAACGGTATCGCCGTAGTTCCGGGCACAAGCTACGCGGTTGTAGTCGGTGCCGGAGGCGTTGGTTGTAGTGCTAGCAGCGCCGCAAGCTCTTTCGCGGGTAGCTCTTCATTTGCGGGAGGCGGCGGCGGCAATGGCGGTTCGCGGTTCTGTTTCCCCTTCGTGTACGGAGGCGCTGGCGCTGGAGGTTACACCGGAAACGGCGGATATGCCGGTAACCAGTCAGCCCCTAATGGGGGCGCTGGCTCAGGCGGCGGCGGTGGCGGCGGGGCTATAAGACAATCGACGTATGTCGGGTGCTGCTGTTCGATACTACGACGTTCTGGGTCTGGCGGCGGCGGCGGCGTTGGCCTTTTCGGGTTAGGTTCCAACGGGGCAGGTGGCGTTGTTCTATCCAATACAAACCAATGCGCCTCTACTGGAGGCGGCGGCGGAAGCGGTGGATCAGCGGGTAGCTCTGGGGCGACAAGCGACAGCGTATGCGTTGCTAATGGCGGCGCGGGCGGTCTCTACGGCGGAGGCGGAGGCGCGGGTCTCGGCAGTGGTAGTGTCGGCGGTAACGGCGGAAGAGGCGCTGTCCGCATCGTCTGGGCTGGCGGCGCACGCGGCACACCTTCATTCCCATCAACTAACGTAGGACCATAAACCGTGGAACACATTGATCTCGAACTCTACATCCAAATCCGCGACGGGCAGCCCTTTGAGCATCCGATCTTTGCGGACAACTTCAAAATGGCCTTCCCAGAGGTCAACATAAACCAGTTGCCTCTCGACCAATTTGCTAAGTTCATCCGCGTAGATCAGCCCGCAATCGGCACCTATGAAGTGTACGAAGGCGTGACCTATCAGTGGTTTGACGGCGTTGTAAAAGACGTTCACAGCGTCCGCGCAATGACAGACGAAGAGCGCACGGCTAAGACGGCTGCGCTTGAAGCGGCGGCTAATCAGCTAACCCTAGATCGCATCGCCTCCATTAACGACGTGCTGACCAAGGAAACAGACGAAACAGCACAGTCCCTGTGGCTCGATTGCCTGTCTGCGTACGAGGGTTGGGTGCTGGAAAGCGTCGATCCAATCACGCCTCCATTTCCTCGCTTCCCTATTAAGGATGAAGCTGGTAACTGGGTCGCTCCATAAACCACCATTGAGGAGCACCAATGGCACAGGAAGAACCCACCGTGGCACCGCTAGACGAGTTCCACTATTTCGTAACCCCTATCTACATCACCAAGCAACCGCAGTTCCTTGACACTGTCAAGGCCATTGCGGCTGACAGCATCAAGCAGGTTCACGGCAAGGCCAAACCCGACAAAATCCATCCGGTCCTGATGTCAGGCAACATGCTTGAGGATGAGCGGATTGAAGAGTTTGCTGGCTTCGTAGGCCAGACGGCTTGGAACATCTTGTCCAGTCAAGGCTACGCGATGGACCAGTTCAGCACCACGTTCACGGAACTGTGGTGCCAAGAGCATTACCAGACCTCGTCGATGGACTACCACGCGCATCCGGGCGGTAACTTCCTCGTCGGCTTCTATTTCCTCGACACGCCGGAAGGCTGCCCACCCGCTGTCATCCACGACCCCCGCGCCGGTCGCCTCATGTTAGACTTGCCGCAAGCTGACCCTACACAGGCGACGCTTGCCAGCACGATGATTAACTTCATCCCAGAGCCGGGGATGCTGATGTTCGCACCGGCATGGCTGGCGCACAGCTTCAACCGCAACACGTCGAAGGCCCCGTTCCGCCTCGTCCACTTCAACATCACCGTGCAGCCAAATGCGGCAGCCGTGTGCCCGATGCCAGAAGCGGACGTTGTCTAGTGGCGGAATTCCACATCCGTTACAATCAAACGCGCGGCAAGCCGGGGCGCGGCACGGTCGATCACGTCTGGCGCGTGTTCGAGGACGGCAAGGAATACCTGACGAAGAACGTAGAGATTAATGTGCCGTCTCGCGGCGCAAAGACTGGCGGTGACTACAGCATGATATGCGAGGGAACACTGCGCTTGGATCGCGAGACATCTACTGCTATAATAGACCCGTAAGGAACAAGAAATGAGCAACCGTTGGCCGGGTGGAATTGTGAGAAAAACGCCAGTAACCCCCGCTGGCCCGCTCCAGAATGGGGCGGCCTCTGGCGTGTGGTCGCTGGCCGACGCCGCGTACTGGACGAAGCAGGGTCTGTGGCCACTGGCTGGGAACTTCCTTGCGGTTGAGGACGTGTTCTCGACGTGGCTGTACACGGGCACTGGCGCAGCGCAGACCATCACCAACGGGATTGACCTTGCGGGTAAGGGCGGGATGGTGTGGATCAAGTCGCGCTCTGCTGCGACCAACAATTTTCTGTTTGACACCGCACGCGGCGTTAATGTTGAGATCAACAGTAACACGACAGACGCGAACGCAACTCTAGCCAACAGTCTGACAGCGTTCAACTCTAACGGATTTACCGTAGGTAGCGCGGCAGGTATCGGCGTTAATGCGGCCACATACGCCTCATGGACATTCCGCGAAGCACCTAACTTCTTTGATGTTGTGACGTATACCGGCACAGGCGCTAACCAAAACATCGCCCACAACCTCGGCTCGGTGCCGGGGATGATCATCGTAGCGCGCACTAGCACCAGCGGCACGGAGCGGCCAGTCTACCACCGCAGTCTAGCGAACACGCAGTACATGGTGCTTAACACCACGGCTGCTGTAGCCACTGGCGCGACACGCTGGAACAGCACAACGCCGACTGCGACTGAATTCACTGTCGGCACGGATAATTCCGTTAACAACAACGGCAGCACCTACGTTGCCTATCTCTTCGCCCACAACACAGCGTCTGACGGGATTATTCAGTGTGGGTCATCAGTTATCGGGGCTGGTGGCAATAGCACTGTTACCCTTGGCTGGGAGCCACAGTGGATTTTGATAAAAAGGGTTAACGGCGCTCAGGATTGGTATGTCATAGATAATATGAGAGGCTTCACCGTCTTCGGGCAAAATGATGAAATTCTTGAGCCAAACACCTCTGATGCTGCGGCGCAAACACAAGCTGCAAGCCCAACAGCAACCGGATTTACGTTGGATGGTTGGACATCTGGTGATACGTGGATTTACATGGCCATCCGTCGCGGGCCTATGAAGACACCGACGCTGGGGACGAGTGTGTTTGTGCCATGGACGAGAACTGGTACCGGCACAACAGCCGTTGTATCTAGCACAACATTCCCACCTGATTTACTAATCGAAAGACCGTATGCTAGCAGCGATCAAGCAGCTTGGTTTGATAGGCTGAGGGGGCGGGCACTAAGTCTGGTATCAAATGGTACTACCACAGAAACGGTAACCACAACCACAACCAACGATCTAGTCTCGTTTAATATGAACGGGATTACGGTCGGCGCAAATATGGAGCAAGCGGTAAATACAAACGGCGCTAGTATTATAGATTACAACTTCCGCCGCGCCCCCGGCTTCTTTGATGAGGTGTGCTATACGGGGAACGGCTCTACGCAGGCTGTAGCGCACAACCTCAGTGTTGCACCTGAATTGATAATTGTTAAGTCGCGCTCAGCCGCCGCTTCGTGGACAGTCTACTCAAGCGGAATTGCGGCGGGGAACTATCTATTCCTAAACCTGACGAACGCTTCCGCAGGGCCGAACACAACCATTTGGGGTAACAACTCTGCGGCGGTGGCTCCCACTTCGACTGCGTTTACGGTTGGGAGCTACGTTGGTTTAAACCAATCTAGCGGAACCTACGTCGCCTACCTCTTCGCCTCATGCCCCGGCGTGAGCAAGGTCGGTAGCTACACGGGCAATGGCAGCAGTCAGACAATAAACTGCGCGTTCACAACGGGCGCTCGCTTTGTGCTTATCAAGCGCACAGACAGCACGGGTGACTGGCTGGTCTGGGACAGCGCACGCGGCATCGTCGCCGGTAACGACCCGTATCTGGCGCTGAACACCGCGGCGGCTCAAGTCACAAGTGACGATAGCGTTGACACGGATAACACCGGCTTCATCGTCAATCAGGTTGCGGCGTCTAACGTCAACGTGAACGCGGCCACATACATCTTCTTGGCGATTGCATAAGGAAACCCAATGATCGAAGAACTTATCAGCCGCGTGTTCTACGCACGCAACGTAGCCCACTTCGAGCACTGGCGCGCCAAGGGCGACGGCAGCTTCGCGAAGCACATGTCACTGGGCAGTTTCTACGACGACGTCATCGATGCCATCGACAAACTCGTGGAGGCCTATCAGGGCGCGTTCAGCCTCATCGGCAACATACCCGCCCCGAAGGTGACTGAGCGTGACGTGCTGAAGCTCCTAGAGGCCGACGCGGACTGGATCGAAGAGCACCACGAGGACATCTGCAAGGGCAACCGCGCAGTGGCCAACTTGGTCGACGGTGTCACCGAAGTGTATCTGACAACCATCTACAAGCTGCGGAACCTGAAATGAGCGACGACGTAAATCTGCGCCTGACCACGCACGAGGCTGTCTGCGCCGAACGCTGGCGAGAAACCATATTGCGCATCAAGCGTATTGAGGCGCTCATGATCGGCAGTGCCGCTGGAATAATTGGGCTACTGTCAGCAATCGCTTTTAAGATGAACTGACATGAGGGCGCTGTCACTTTTAGCGGCATCGCTGTTTTTGTTGGGCTGTCAGGACCGCTACCGCTACGATTGCCAAGATCCTGCGAACTGGCAGCAGGAAATCTGCAAGAAGCCCAAGTGTGTAGCTATGGGCTACTGCACCGAGTGGTTGATAAATACGGGTGAAGAAAATGAAGCCGACTAGCGAATGGTCACCAGAGGAACTGCTGCGTTTCATTGTCGGCATCGTTCTGTCGCTGACACTTACATTTATTGTGGCAACTGTGCTATATTCGTTGGTGTTTGTGTCGCAGCCGATGGAGGGGCAGTCCCCGAATGACGCTGAGTTTTTTAAGCTGATTAACCCAATAGCGACGTTCATCGTCGGGGCATTGGCAGGACTTATGGCTGGGCAGGGCAGCGGCGCTATGCAAAAGAAGAAGGATAAAGAAGATGAGCTTCCTGAATAGTTTTGAAAGTAAGCTAGATGGCACGAATGATACCATCGAGTTTGTCATCCGCGTGGCTATCGTCACGCTATCGGCAGTGATCCTTGTGGTTGTGCTGGCGCTTGCCGTTGGTTTGTTTGTGTCGAACGACGTTGTGAGCAGCGCGGCTATCCTTGAGACGGTCAACCCAGCGTTCCAGACAATCATCGGTGCCTTCGTCGGTCTGCTTGGTGGCTTGAGCCTCAACGCCAATGCCCGCGACAAAGAACCTACGCCAGAACCAGAAGCGCCGCTGGAACTTACACCAGAAGTCGGTGAGTATAACCCCGTGCCGTTGGTCCGCCCTGCTGGGACAATCTTCCCTAAAGACGACATTGAAGACGATGACGACGACATGGAGCCTTGGGAAAAGTATCGCAACGACTTGCGCTATGACGCTAACGGCGACGGTGTGGTTGACGAGGCTGACTTCCCTGACTGGCGCAACCCAGCAGCATAATGGCGGGCGAACTCTCCACCGTTGAGATGATAGGCCAGCTTTGGCCTATCGTTCTTGCGTTCATCACTCTGACGATTATCCTCGCCAAGATGGATGTGCGACTTGGCGTTGCGGAAGAGAAGATCAAAACGCTCTTTGAGCTATGGAATAATCGGAAGGACGATAAATGAGCCTGATTAACCTTCAACAGAAAATAGGAGTAAC